GCATCTGGTCGATGGAGCGCAGATAGTCCTGACCTATTGCTGCCTTCTGAGCATCGGTCATGCGGTTGTATTGCATGGTCAGAGCCTCGATGGTGCCCTTGTAGTCGTTCATCTGCCCCTTGGCGGTCTTGGCTGTAGACTCAAATCCACCCATCATCTGGACGAACTTCTGCATCTTGTCGCTATCCTTACCGAGTGCCTGCTGTAGTCCGCCATTGGCATCGGTGAAGCTGTCGAGGGCCGACTTAGCCTTCTTTAGACCGGCATCCCATTTACCGGTTTCGACCGCAAGTTCTAGTGCTGATTTTGCCATATATATTATCCTTCTTTAAATGCTTTTTCAATCCATTCTTCTACATATCCAGTCAGTGTCTGTCCCAGCTGCTGTGCCGCCTGCTCCATGTCGCTGCTCATGCTGTGGAAGAATGAGCGCGGAGCAATATTGCCGCGAGCACCCCACGAGGCTGTTGATCCGCGACCAGTGGGACCGAACGATTTGGCTGTGCGCACGTCGGTACCAAACTCTAAGAATCGCAAGATGAAAGATCGGTCGGGACCGAAGTATTCGTTCAACTGACGGGTGCGGGCTCCTACGTGTCGGGGTCTTACTTGTCCTGGTTCATATAGTCGGCGGCGTGGGCTTATGCGTCCGCGATTGCCGCCGATGTTGATATTACCTGCATACTCATTCTTATACATTCGGCGAAGCACGCCACTCCTTGCGCTGCCTGCCTTGGCTTGTGTGTCGGCCTTCTGTACGGCGCGGGCTCGCATAATTGCAAGCACCTTGCCCAGTTCCTGACGAACTACCTCGCTGAACCATCCGTCGAAGTTTTCGCGGCTCATTTTGCCACTGCCCACCATCGCCACTTGTTGTCGCACGTTGTCCTTCAGAGCCAATCGGTTGAGTACCGAGCTGATGGCTTTGTCGAGTTTATCTAAACCCGAGAAGTCGGCTCGCAACGCATCTATGCGATTGTTGGTAGCACTGAGTCCTTTAAATCCTGTTATAAATTCTGCCATACACATCTCGCGCGTTTTTCGGTCAAGGGTTTACTTTTGGGCACAAAAAAAATAGGCTCGCCGCTGCGAGCCCGTGAATCTAACTAAAACAATAATTATTCACTAATAATCTAAAAACCTATAACTAAAAACCTAAAACTATAAATATTAATACTACTAACGTTACGATATAATTGATTATGATAAAACTATTTTTACTCTGCGAACCTTGCAGCCTCCCAGATGCGGCGGGTGACGAGTCCTCCCAGCTTCTTGCCGCCGGCAGTTACCCATCGCAGGAACTGCTCTTGGATTTCCCAAGTTTTGCGACCGCTCTCGATGTACTTCTTCAGCGTGCTCGAGTTCCAATTAGCAGGGCCGCAGTTGTAGATAAAGTCGAGCACGGCATCGTATTTGCCCTGGGTCGATAGCATCTTGCACTTGTTGGCGTAGGGCTCAAATCTCGCTATGTCTTCCTTCAGGAACTGCTCGGCCTGGAATGCCGTTATCTTGTCGCCACGCTTCACTCCCTGGGTGTGGCCGTAGCCGATGGTCCACACTCCCGCGCTGTCTTGATAAGCCTGAAGCACGCAGGCCTCGCTCCGCTTGATGTGATCTATTAGTCGTTGACTTGCTTTCATACGCTACAGTTCGTTATTGGGTTCTATCTCTGCGGGTTGTTTCTTCTCGCGTGCATCCACATCTTGTAGATCGTCTTGGAGAAGCGAAGTGTCGACATCAAAGTGCCTCGCGGTCTTGTCGATGAGCACCTTGGCCAGCATCTTCCACACTCGGGCGTGCTTGTCGCCTGGCAGTCGGCAGCTGGCCTTGTTCTCAGCTATCGAGAGCATCTGTTCGGCGCACACCACTCCGGCGGTGATGTAACTGATGGGCACGTAGACATCCACGAATATCCACCGCTCCACGCAGTAGGCCAGAATGATGATGACGAAGCGCTCGATGAGCGTGGGAATGACCTGTCGGAACTTGTATGACATGAACTTGGCCTCCTCGCGCTTCCGCTTGGGGTACATGATATGCACGCGCTTGTCGAGCTCGTAGGCGCTCCATGCATCGTAGAGTACGAAGAGGGTAGCGATGATGATGAGCGGGAAGGCTGGCTCGAATCGTCCCACTATCCATCCAATGATTCCGCCAAACGTGAGTGAAAACCACTCGAATGATTTTATTGCCATGATTCTTATGTTTTTATTGTTTGTGATTATTCTCCAGTGAGTGCGCCGTTGCCCACGAATGTGAATGTGCCTTGTATCAAATTTCCGCGGGTGGCGGTTATCTTGCATGTGCGCAGTATGGCCGTGCCTTTGAGGGTAATTGGCTGGTCGTAGTGGCTGGCGCGATTCATGAATCGCAGTGTGTAGCTGTTTCCCACCAGTAGTGCGTCGGTCAGGCTCGCATTTGGATAGGTGAACATCGTCTGGTATGTGGCATACATCAGCAGATAGTTCACGGTGACCTGCCACTGCTTGCGACCAGTCAGGTACTCTCGGTATGCGCCTTGAATGGCGCTTGCTATCTCGATGAGTTCGCTCTCCACCTGTATCTCAGTGGTCTTGGTGCCGGCTATGGTGTGCCCGTCAAGCTGCACAAGTATTATGTTTCCGTTTAGTGCCATATCTTTACTTCATTAATGTGAATTTGTAGTTATCATTTCTCAGGTCGAAATCCACTCCCACTTGTCGCCATCCGCTGCCGTAGCCGGTGATGCTGAAGGTGTCCATATACTCATCGTCGTCGCGGGTCGAGTTCTGGTTCTTCAGCGTTATATTCATCTTCTTCACTGGGCGGAACATGTAGGCGTAGTCGAGCTGTGCCGATAGGTGTCCGCCTATTATGCGATTCGGCGTGTCCACATAGTCGCTTATCAGCATGCTGATGGTGTCGGTGTTGGCACGTGCCTGCTGGCGGATTATGCGGGTGGGGTCGGTGCGTGTGCCATAGTATTTAGCCAGTCCTATTACGAATGATACTAGTTGCAGACTGGTGATGTGGTCACCCCAATATGACGGACCGTAGCCCTTAGGTATCAGCATAAAGGTGACGGGTGCGGTGACTGCGGGTATCTGGTCGAACATACTATCAGCTTCGCCAATCATATAGTTTCCGTCGTCGTCGGCATTCAGGTCGATGTAGGTCTCACTTGATACCCAGCTTAGATCGCCTGTAATTGAGTTTTTCTGCAGATACTTTCCGTCGCACATCACCTTGCAGCGGTAGCTGTAGGTGTGGTTCAGCGTGGTCATCTTTATCAGGAATTTCTCGCGCGGCCACTCGCTGAAGGTGTATTGCCACAGCACGGTGTTGTCCTCGATGGCTTGCGGCTGGCGGAAGCTCAGGTCTATCATGGTCTGACTGCCGGTGCCAAACACTCGCACCATGTTGCCCTGATTGGCCTGGCTGCCGTAAGGTACGGTGCTATTGCTCCACAGATTGCTACTGAATCCGCCACCGTCGGCCATACTGACGGGTTGGAGGTATGCCACCCTGCCGTCGATGCCGGTGATTCTACTTTCGCCAAGAGCTGTGCCAAGGTCGAGATTCATTTCTACATTGTCTATATACTCGCCGTTCTCTATGTTGAGCTCGTCGAGTGGCAGTATGGTCGACACGTTGGCGTGGCGATCGGCTGCGGTGTAGTTACTCAGCAGTGCCACCTGAGTAGGTGTGTGTGTGTCGCTCTCACCCCATACGTCGTAGGCTTTATAGTCGCCCGAATAGTCGAACCGGGTGAAGAATATGGCCTTGCTACCAAGGTACACACCGTCGTGGGTGATGCATCCGAACAGATTGCAAATACCCTCTATCACCTCCAGATAGCTGATGGGTCGGAATATGTCGTTGGCCCCGTAGTTGTAGCTCTCGTTGTACGGACTTATTATTCGGTTGCCGATTTTTAGCGACGCAGGGTCGGCGTTCGACTGGAGTATATTCTTCGGCAATATATACCATGTATAACCCAGCGCAGCGAAAATCTCGCTCAGCAAGTCGCCGATGGTGGTGCTGCCTGCGCTCTTGATGGGGTTGAAGTATAGTCCAGAGATCACTCCGATGGGCGACGTGATGGGGATGCTCACCTCGCGCACGCCGTTCTCCATCGCCGTGTCGAACGATTGCTCCTGTAGGTAGCCGAAGAACACCAGCTGACCGCCGTAGAACACCTCTACGTAGCGGTCGGTCGATGTAGTGGGGTGTAGGTCGTCCAGTTCGCCTGCCGTCTTCTCTATCATGCTAAGGTAGCCCGTCTTATGGCGTATCACCTCCAGCAGGTTGTCGCTGTCGGTCTCGCTGAATGTCAGCGGACTCGATGCGCCCGTGAGTGCGGTCACGCCATTCTCAACAGCGAATGGCACGTCGGCACCCGTCTTCGAGGTGTCGGCGCTCGACGATGCCCCGTCCACGTACACGTTGACGAGGCACCCCGTACCGTTCAGGCTCTTGAATTGCAGTCTGTATTTGATTGCTCTTGCCATTTTCTTGTTCTTTTAAATATGCAAGAAAATGGGCTGTGGGTTTACCATAAGTAAAACGCTGCCAAGGGGACGGGTACGTGGCATCAGCAGAAGGCTATACCATGTACCTGTCCCCTTGGCAGTGAGGGCGCAAAAAAAAAGAGCCCGCGGAAAGTAATAAAAACCGCAGGCTCTTCAAGATTGTATTCATTAATAAGTGTCGGCCCTTCGCAGGGTGGATCATAAAGCCTCACGGCTTGATTCTTGACTTTACATATAATATTATCAACATTATAATGGCGGCAAATATCGCTATATTGCCAATGTAGATTCTTGTCTGTTGCCACCACGTCAGGCTGTGTTCGCTGCCAGGGGGACGGGTACGTGGCATACTTGTCTGCCATGTACCCGTCCCCACTGGCAGCGCTGGGATGGTGTCGTGCACCGCCTGGTAGATGGTGTCCAGCAGCAGGCGGTCGCGCCAGCGGGTGTGCCATCGTTCTATCCATACGGTGTCGCCGCGCTCGTGGATGTAGGTCGAGTCGTGCACGTATATTGAATCGCGGTGGTTCTTGGTGATGTAGGTGGTGTCGGTCTTGTGCTCCACCACCGGCACATACTCGATGGATTTGCACCCAGCGAGCGCCCATGCCAGTAATAGGAATAATAGCCACGCCAAGAGCCCCATAATGCTCCATGCGCATCCCTTATAGGCTTTGATTTTCGTTTCGTGTCTCATACTCTCTTTTTGTTTAACGTTCGTTTTTCCGTTTTCGGTTTACCTGGCCATGTGCGGATATTCTTTCATTACCTCCAGAGCGGCATCGCTACCGACAGCGTAGCTGGTGACGCTCACCTCGCGGAGTACCTCACTCAGCTGTTCGGTCGTCATCCCCGTGCAGAGCGGCGCAATCCTCTCGCGCCACTCGCTCAGGGTTTCATCCTTTCGTTTCTTCAATTCTCTCTTCATAATGCCATCAGTCGGTTACTTTTTCAAAACGTTTTCTATCACTTCGCAAAATTCACCCACGCTGTAGGTGTTCAGCTTGTAGAAGTCATCGTCGGGAATCTTTATGCCGAACTCCCGTTCAGTCTCCATCGAGAGATCAAGCAGGTCAAGCGAATCCATACCCAGAGAGTCGGTCATGAGCGAGGTCGTGACTATCTCCACGTCCTGCTGCACCAGCGCCTCGTTTTTCATAATGTCGCAGACTTTATCAAAAATCTGCTCGCGTGTCATCGGCGATACCATCGCACCGCCTCCTAATTCCATGTCCATAATTTCCTTGTCTTTTAATTAGTTGATAAAACAAAGGGAGCAACCAATCATGCTCAGTTGCTCCCCTCGTTGGGTTTGAATGTTCTTTCGATGTCTTTACGGTGTCAGCCGTTTCAGCGGTGCCAGGTCTTGCAGTGCTGGGTCGATGATGTCAACGGTCATGCCGAGGGCTTCGGCTATCTGCTGGATGGTGACGTAGGCCACGCTCACCAGTTCGCCCTTCTCAATGCGCCCGATGTGCTGTCGAGTCAGTCCGGCACGATCGGCAAGCTCCTGCTGGCTGATACCCTCCATCTTGCGCAGGGCGGCGATACGCTGCCCCATGCGCTGTGCTGCTTGTTCCTTATTCATAGCTTTGCAAATACAATTTCATTAAAATAGTTGTTTAAAGTATTCCATATTGACGGCCTTGCGAAGCAGGTATGGCATCTTCAGGCGCATGATGTTTTCAATGTCGGTGGTGTCAGCATCGCCCTCATTCCAATGTTCCAGTACCTCGCGGACATGCTTCATGAGATATTTCATCAGCAGTTCACTCTTCAGGTTGATGTTACGGTCGATGTCCGTCTTTGCGGTTTCGATGGGGAAAACCACATGAGTGTATCGTTCATATCTGCCTACCTTGAAGCCCACACCAATGGCCGCGTTGGTCATTTTGATGTCTACTATCTCCGCCACGAAGCCTGTTATCTTTGCTTTTCTCATAGTTCCTTACTTTTGGTTTTCCTTCATGACAGTCGTGAACTCATGTGCGAAGCAGTCCCACACCATCAGATATGCCTCGCTGTTGATGTCGGCGTGGACATGCTCCAGTAGTTCCTGCTTCTTGGGGTCTTCAACGTAGCCGTACATATCGTCCTCGACGGTGATGTTCTCCACTTCCACCTCGTCAGGCTCGCAATTCAGGATGCTTGCCATCTCGTGAGCGATGATTCTCTTCTGTGCATCCTCTTTCAAATCCTCGAAAAAGATTGCGGTTGTCTTTCTCTTTGCCATAGTTCCTTATGCTTTTAGGGGTTTGACTTATTGTTGAAGGGTGGGAGCGGTCGCCCGCTCCCGTTGGTTGTTATGCTGCCTTATGCCATGTTACGATGAAGGCTATCTTGTTATTGCCCTCTTCCAGAGTGCAGTCGAAAATTTCATTGTCGAAGAGTGACTTCTCTGTAATGACACCACCACCAACCTCGTCGCGTATCATATTCATGTGGCTTTCTGCCTCGGCCATTGCCTTGTCGTAGTCGTTGTAAACTCCCATGATGCGTGAATCCATCATTTCGTAGTAACCAGTGGTGTTTCTTCTGTAGAACTTCTTGGTGAAAATATAAGTCTTCATAATCTCTCTGCCCTTCCGGGACTTGGGGTTTAATTTGTTATTTGTTTCTTTTTCTGATGCAAAGATACGACAATTATTCTAAATGCACAAGTATTTGCGCACTTATTTCGAGTCAAAGCGCAACTTTTTGCGCTTTTTCTTGTCTTTTTGCATAAGATAGCCCCAAATCGTAAAGCTAGAGATTACAAAATAACCCCTTTTTGCATAATTACTTATTCATTGGTTATGTAAAGTCCGCCTCGCCGTCTATCGTCCCGTCGGGTACATAGTCACTGCCCTGCGTTACGATGATGGTGGCTATCTCGCGGCAATATTCCTCTGCCACCTTGTGCGGGTCTTCGCCACCTGGTTCTCCCAGATGCATCAGACGTTCCTTCCACTCTGGCTTTGCCTTCTGTAAGGCATCCTCCGCCTTGAATACCGCTGGGATGATCTGCTCAGCCCAGCGGTCGATTGTCTCTTTGTTTGTCATAATTACTTATTCGTTTAGTTCATTTCTTCGTTGATGACTGGTGATGTGGGCTGTGGCGGTTCTCCGCTGAACATGGCGGCGAGGTCGTCGGGCAATAGCCCGCGACGGGCTTGCTCACGTCCCAGTATGTCCTCCAGTCCGTGGCATAGTTGCCGCAACAGCACCAGTTGCTCGTCGCTCATCTGCTGTGGAGTGAGCGGTTTGCCGTTGAACCTGGCTTGCAACTGCATGTTGTTCGATGCGCCATAATACACCATGCCGAAGTGCACGCGCACCTTTCTCAGCATCTTCTTGAATTTCTCTTGATTAATCTGTTTCATAGTTCTTTATTCTTTATTATCTGCCAGGGGACAGTCCCCTGGCAGGGTGGGGTGGGGGTTAGAGGTGTGTCTTTTTGCTGAATATACGCTGCCAAAGATTGCGATGCATAATACGCTCAGATGCTTTGCGATAACGTTCCATCCATTCTTCGAGTCTCTTGATCTCTGCTGACATGCGCACAAACTCCTTTTGGATTTCCTCGCCCTTCTCGTGGCTGTCCTCACGAAGTTTGTGGTAATACGGCATGGTGCGATGCTCATCGAGTTCTGCCTTGATGGTGCCAGGGCGTTTTCCCCGCTCTTCCTTAATCTCGTTAACGATACGCTTGCGATACTCAGGACTGCTGTCGGGGCTCTCGTACATTTCAACGACCATTAGCTCCATCTGATCGCGACGGTCGGCCACTTCTTTGAGATAGAGGCAGGCCGACTCGTTCATCTCCTTGTAGTATTCCACGTCTGCTACCACCGCAGCCATCAGCAGTCCGTTGTCTCGTATCTCCACGTCCTGCTTGTTGGTGTAGTACATACTTTCTACTTGGAAAATGTTCTCGCTGTGGCCGTCCTTGAACGTGATAACCACGAATCCGTGCTTTTTGTTATGGGTTACAGATTGCACCTCGCTCTCATTCACGAATTTGCCGCCCTCTGCTGCCTTAATGATAATCATAGTTCTTTTACTTTTAAGTTAATAATAATTGAATATGCCAGGGGTATGTCCCTTGGCATCGTATAATAAGTGATGAGTGGCTACCGCTTCTTTAACGGTTCGACTCTTCTTACCTTGATGAAGTCGGGCAGTTCAACGGCTAACTCCTCGCGGTCGAACAGCACCATTTCGCCTGTCTTGAAGTCAAAGAAGGCTGGGCACATGCTGCTGTAATGTCTGAGCACTCCGACACGCAGATATGGGTACATGGTCTGCTCTCCTGCGATGATGGCTCCGTAGCGTTCCGATGCAATCTTCAGTGCACGTTTGCGGCTGTCGCTCTCCACGTAGATGTCGAGCGTCTTGCGGTTATTGAAGTAGCGACCGCCGATGTGTATCGTGTCCTTATAGCGAACATCCCACGTCGTTCTGACGCTCCACACCTTCTTCTTATCAAGTTCAAAGCTGATTTCGTATATCTGCGTCTTGCGCTCAACAGGCTCGTCGAGGTCGAACACCTCCAGCGTATATTCATCGTCTTTCGTGTCGAGGAATTCCAACGCTTTCTTGCGCGTGGAGAAAACGCGGTCGATGCTGTAGTCTGAGTATTCGCCGCTTGTAACGACAAATACTTTGTTCTCGTCTTTGTTCATACGTCAGTCCTTCATTTCGATTTTTATAGTTTCTTTTATTTTAAAATGTTATTAATGATTCTGTCCTTCGTATTGCGTCAGCAGGCCCATTGCCATACAGACGCACTGAATTGGGTCTACCTTGCACGAATCCGAGCCGGGGTTGCGCTTCACGGGCTTCTTGTTGCCTAAATCCATATCCGCGCTGGCTCCGCCCTTGCCATCTATCGAGAGCACCGTATTGCCGAATAGCCACGGCCACATGGGGTTCGCGCTGAAGGTGATGTAAGGTATCGGCGACTTGATAGCGCGGGCGAGGTCATCGGTCGGGGCATTGAACCACGCATTCCTCTGCGAGACGGGTAGCACATACTTGTCTGGCTGGGCCACGCCCTTCTCCTGTAGATAGGCCTTCAGCGTGTTAATCGGGTCTTTGCTCTGGTAGGGGTCGTAGCCGAAATACTGGAACTGGCAGCCCTTGTTCAGCAGTTCATCAAACCGCGTGACAAAGAGCGACGGCTGGAACACCGCACCAGGCGAGACGTGCAACCACCCCTTCGCAATCCATTCCTCATAGAGTGGTCGTATCGACGACTTCTCCAGCACGTCCTGCTTGATCCACGCATCAAAGTCGGCAAACAGCTCGTAGCCGTGGCCTGAGTGGTGCTTGCGGGCTGCCAGATAGCCGGCCGTGTGAAGGTCGTCGCCCTGACTGAAGTCGAGTCCTGTAAAAATGACCCAACCGCCAGCACCCGTGTACGAGTCGATAGTCTGGTCGTTCTGTAGCAGTCGGATGACCTCTGGGCGAATCCACTCATGTACCCGCCCCGTCTGATACACATTGAATAGCTTGGCCACGCACTCGGCGAACTTCTGACCGCCTTCCTTGCGGGCTTTGTCCATCTCGCGCTCGTAGAAGTCGTATTGCACCACCAGTCCGAGCATGGGATTGATTTTGCGACGGAGGGCGTGACTTGTCAATACATATTGCTCATCTTCGCGCTCGTATTCGTCAGGCTCCAGCAGCAGACACATCGTGCCGTCCTCAATCTGTGTGGGCGTTTCCTTGCCCGATTCATAGTCGTGCTCTCGCTCCAACATACTATGCAGCACCTCCAACTTCTCGATGAACGGCCCCGTGGTGATGGTGCCTGCGGTCGTTGTGCCGAAGGTGAGCGGCTGGCGACGCTGACCCATCGACGACTGGCAGACGTTGATGTGGGCTTGCATGTCGCTCTTGCCATTGGTATATGGCGACGAGCCAAGCTCATCCCAGTCGAGCAGTTCGGTGTTCGTACCGTCGGGAGCCTTGCCGCCACCCGTCAGAGGCACTATCTTCGAGTTGCGCACTTCCTGCCGATACTCTTTCTTCCAGTCCACTATCTTCTCCGTCATGCGGAACCGCTCGCGGCCGTTCTGGTCTTTCGCCAACTGAGCAAGCATGAACTTCGTGCGGTCGAACAGGATTTTACTCTGGTCCTGCGTCATGGCCAGCGAATAAATCTCGCTGTTGAAGTCGCCAAACAAGAAGAATATCACCTGAATGTATGACGATAGTCCCGTCTTGTCTATCTTTCGGGGGCCGTACATGATGAACTCCGTAATCAGCCGACGGAAATCCCATATCATGCCGTCGCGCTCCCGTTCTGAGGGCAGCAGGTCGGGCTTAGTGCCGGCTTCCACATGAGTATTGAACCATGCCTGGAATCCGAACACCGAGGCGAGCACGAATATCTGGAACGGTTGCCACCGATAGACTTTCGCGCCTGCCGTGCTTGGCAGCTTCAAGCCGTTTTCGACGTACCGACACATCTTGCCTTGCTTCTTCCACGTCCCTTCGCGCAGCCAAATGATGTACTTCACGAATTTGGTGTTGAAGTTGTAGGTGTTGAACAGTCGGATAAAACGTGCACCACACAGCACCTCCATTCGGTTGTGCTTGTCGTTCTCGTCGCCAAACTCTATGCCTACATCGGTTGTCAGGCTGTCGAAATACTCAGCCAGTCGGTAGTCGATAGCGTCCAACTGCTCCCTTACTTCAGGCGTGTATCGCTTGCGCAGCAGGTCGATGTCCCGCTGCTTCGCTATCTGTGAATCTTTTAAGGGTTCTTCCATAATTCGTTTAATTCATTACAATGTCACATCGCTCATCCGCTTGCTATAGCGTCCACGTCGGCGGTTGGGGTGCTCGGGGAAGGCCACGTCGGGGAACATGGTGCGGAGCCGCGAGAGGCAGTCCTTCTCGATGGCGATGATCTCCTGCTCCTCGGCTTCTGCCGATTCGTAGCTCTTTCCCTCGATGTCGTAGTCACGGCTCAGCTCGATGTAGGGCCACAGGCTGCCAGACTGATATTCGCCGTTGGGGTAGCAGGGCACCAGCTGAGCCGTTGTCTCGCCGTGCCGCTGGCGGATATAGAGGCACATCACCTGACCGTCGGTGCGGAAGTAGAACTCTATCTGAGACGGGCAGTAGATGATGTCCTCCAGGAACTCCATCACGGGGTGGTTCTGCTCCAGCGGTTCCGTGCGCCTTGCGATGCGCCTGGCTTCGATGATTTCCATTGCCGTCATGCGAGGGTGCTGCTCCAGCAGCGACGGGTCGATGCACACATCCGGCAGCGTGTGGGGCTTGGGGATGGTGAACTGCAGGGTGTGCTCCTTCGGTATCAGCACGTCGGGCACGGCTGCGGGCTTTATCACCTCAGCCAGAGCCTCTTGCATTTCCCTGGTCAGCACCGTTTCGCCGCTCAGCGGCCTGTCGCCACCGCTCTGAGTGTTCACCCAGCCGCCAGTGGCAAAGGGTATTCGTTTCTTTTTGTTGGGCATGGGTTGATTGGTGTTTTATTATTCGAAATACTGACTGCACTTGAAGCCCTTGCGAGGCTCGAAGCCGAGGAAGTCCATAGCCTTGAAGAGCCATGCGCGGTTTGCCCATCGTGCGATGTCCTTCTCATACTGCGACGGCTTGCGCTGGTTCTCATAGTCGCGGAAGGCTTGCACGAATGGGTAGATGCCCAGACGTTTCAGCGTCCGCAGCCGGAAGAGGTCTTGCTCGCGTGTGGAATTGAAACCGACCAACACGTAGCACACTATCTTGTATGCCTTGATGTACTTGGTCATTGCCTCCAGCCTGTCGGTAAGGTCTATCTGCGGCAAGTCCCAGGCGATGTGTACGCCGTTCTTCAGCCGCAGGGAATTGAGCGCGTAGGCTTGCTCCTCGTCCATGATGCGGACATCCACGCCGTGAAACTTCACGGGCTGGTTGCATTTGCGAAGATGATCTACTGCCTCACGCCATTCGGGATTGGCGAAGAAATTGTTGTCGAGCACCTCAATCCATTGCCCGTTGGGGTTCAGTTCCATCGGTTCCACGGGGTAAATCTTGCCCTCCTTGTCATATACCAGGCAGAAGGGACAATGACGGATGCAACCGCGTGAATAGAACTGGATGCTGAACGGGTGCTGCGGATAGAGCGAATAGTCAGGTCGCCGCCAGCGGTCTATCTCGTCGGGCAGTCTCGACTTGATGTCGTAACCCGTGCCGCCCTTGCGAATGTCGGGGCACTGATAGGCGGTCAGGTCGTCGGGCGTGAACGTGAACACCTTCGACTTGTAGATGCGGTCGTATTCGTTGAATGCAAACGCCCACTCGGTCATGTCGCCCTGCTGCTTGTGCCATCCCGCAATCTTCATCAATGCCAAATTCGGGAAGTTGTGCCCGTCAACGTCTATCAGTCCGATTTTCATTCTCAATTCTCAATTTTCAATTCTCAATTTGCGCCTACGGGCGCACCAGCCCCCATTCACTGAACTTTTCAAAGCCTCCGACGGTCAGAATATACAGTCGCGCCATTTCCACCACGTCGCGGAACGTCACCTTCTCCGTCTTGCCGCCGGCGTACACAAACGTCACCTGCTCATCACCTATCGAACAGCAAGCCGTCACCGTCTGCCCAGATTGCACAGCCTTCAGGTAGCACACGATGTTGATAGAAACATCACCCTTGCTCAGGTCCTTCCCATGCAAACCACCTCCTGTGACACCCTCGCCCATGTCCGAGCCCAGCTTGCGATTCGTAGCACCGCAATCCACATCAGGACCGCCCGTCCACGGGCCCAGGGGGTTGATGTAGAATCCCCACATCTGCTCGCTCTTATCGTCGGGAATCAATATGCAACACTTATTTTCGTCCACACTGATAGCCCCGTTTTTATCGTCACCGATAAAATGTCCACCTTTCTCTTTGGCGATTTCTTCAATAAAAGCAAATAGTTCATCTTTTTGCGCATTACTTTGGCAGATGGTAAAGCCTTTGATATTCCTTTCAGATGCAAAGGGCAGCGGTTTGCCTGTGGCTTTGTCTGTCAGTTTGGCAACGGTGTCTTGTATGATATACTTCCCGTCATACGGCCACCGCTCGTAGATGCTTGCCGCAATCGCCGTGAGCACCTTCTGCTCGTAGGTAGGCGCACAGCCACGGAAGATGCCGTTGTCACCACA